ATCCTACAGATCCATTAGTACCTTTAGCAAATTCAGAACCATAAACGAAGATTTTTAATCCAGTTAAACCAACTCCAGCAGCAGCTAAGTTAGCATAGTTGTAAGGATATACTTCCAATACACCAGCTCCTAAACCGTCAAGAACACCTGAAGCGCCAACAAAACATTTTACGTCTGTACCAGTAGCTGGATCAATTACAACGATTGTCATGTTTTTAGTAATAACGTTTTGAACTAAAGTTCCTGCTGGTTCAGTACCACCTACAGGAATTGTAAGAGTTACTTTTGTAGCAGACGTTTGAACGGCTGTTACATTGTTATAAGCAATGTGTAATCTATTTTGCTCAGACCAAACAACTTGATCAGAAGACATTGGCATTTCAGCTCCTACCATACGTAAGAATCCAGAAAGAGTTCTGTTTCCATAACGCTCTACTTCAGCTTCGTAGATTTCTGGTAAATATTGTTGTGCAAAGTCATTAGTACCATCTGTAAAATTCAGGTAGTTTGACTCTAAAGTCATTTGTTTTTGTGATGGAATTATAGATCCATACACCGGCGTTACATTTGCCATAATTTTAAATTTTAATTGTTAAATTTTTTTGTTTGTACTTTTAATTTAGTAGAATCAACGCCGTTTATAGCTTTAACTTTAAACCCATTTATAAAACCATCACCATTAGGAACTGTCCTAGGGGCATTAGTTATGTTATTGGATTTTGCAACAACTTCTTTAATAGCGTCGGCTTTACCTTGCTCGTAAAAATGTCTTGCAATATTATCCGCATTTTCCGCTGCATAAATCGCTTTGTGGTAACCTTTAACGTCTGTAACTTCCCCGTCTTTATTTAAGAACTTCTTAATAAGATTTGAAATATCAGATTGTTTTTCAGCTAACGCCTCTTGATTTGCAACTCCGTATCTAAAACTTTTTTCACCAAGATTAAATTCAAAACCTTTGAATTCTTGAGTAAATAATTGTTTAGTGTCGTTTTTAAACTTAAAGTGTTTTGCTTCGGCTGATTCCTGTTGTTTATTATATCGATTAAAAAAGTCCGTTGCCTTTTGTTGTTCTTGAGTAACGCCCGGTCTCAACTTGATCTCGTCGTAATATTTACTCTTAACTTGTTCCAAATGGCTTTGAGCTTTTGCAACCTCTTCTTTAAAAGCGAGTCTTTTTTTACGGACATCGCGTTCATCGTCTAGATCCTCATCATATTCAAAGGCGTCTTCTATTAAGAAGTCAATTTCTTCATCATTTAAATGAGGTCTTGTATTTTTATAGTATTCTTTTAATAAAACGTTACTGTCAACATTTGAATAATCAGTATTTAATCTAACATAATCTTCAACTGTTCCGCCAGTTTCTTCCATAAAAGACACTAGTTTTTCTATGTTCTCTGGTAACTTTTTACCTGTGTTTATTTGATCTTGAACTTTCTCTTCCAGTTCTTGTTGTAAATTTGCTGTTTGCTCAATTACTTCTTGCTGGCTGATTTCTTCAATAACATTTTCAATGGGCCTTTCGTCTCCTTGTCCCATTTCTTGCAATTCCACTTCGGACTGTTCTGCGCGTAACACGCTTTCTGCTGGGCTTTGTTCTTGAACGGCATTTTCTGGCTCTTTAGTTATTACTACCTTTGTTGGTTCCTCTGTTTTAGGAACTGTTAAATCAACTTTAATTGGATCATTTGCCTTAGGAGCTTTTAAATCAATTTTTGTAGGTTGATCGTTTTTAATTAATTTTTTAGGAGTGGATCTAGATGCTTTCATCTTAAATTCCCCTTCTTGTTTTACTTGTTCTGACATGATAAAATATTATATAATTGTTAATAAAAATTTATTTTGGTTCAAACTGGGCTAAATCAAACCCTCCCATATTATCAAATCCCGCGGATTCAAAATTCTTAGGCATTGTGTCGTTTTGTCTTTGATCAATTAACTCGGATTGTTGAGTGCCCCTTAATTTTTCTCTGGCATCTTTTCTATCTTCCATTTTGTTTAATTTATCATTGCTTGCTTCGGCTTGAACCTTAGCTAATTGCATTTGGTATTGAAATTCTTCCATCATTAACTGTTTCTTTAAATCAGCTTCATGATTCATTTTTTGTATTTCAAATTGATTCTTTGCTTGAGCAATTTGTATTTCAGTTTGAGCCAATGCTTGTTGCTTTTGTACTTCTGACATTGCCGCGGATTCTGCAGTTTGAGCATTTGCCTGTGCTTGCGCTTGTATATTAGCTTGTGTATTAGCTTGATCTTGCTGCATCTTTTTCTTTCTCTTATATCTAAGAGATTGATTAGCAAGTTTAAGATTTTTAATTTGCCTTAATTCAATTGCATCTTCTAAATCAATTCCTCCTGTTTGTAAAGCAACTTGAATATTTTGTTCAAATTGAGCTTGCTCTTCTTCTTCTGGCTCTAGTTCTAAATAAATGCCAAAGTCATGCAATTCTAAATTTTTCAATTCTTCCAAAGTTTGTACATTAAATACAGATATACTTTGTGTTAAAGAATTTGCTGTTAATGGGAATGCTAAAGCATCTGCAACTCGTTTAGATATATTCTCACATATTCTCAATGTTAAGAATAAACTTCCGTCTAATATATGCTTTGTCGCGGTGTTTGATGAAGCGGCTGCCATTTTTTGTATACCTACAAGCATATCTCTGTTTGGTACACTTCCATCTCTTGCCTCATTTAATCCGGTAACATCTCTTATCATTTGTAAATAATATTGATAAGTAGCAATTAATGATTGTATTTTTGCATTACCTGCCGATGTTTGTAATTCCTGAATAGGTACTTTACCTGGGTTCATCCCGCCATCTTGGGTCATTGATCTACCAACAATGCTACCTGTTTGGAAATACATATTCAACGCTTCCGCTGGATTATAATTTGTTCCGTTACCAAGATCAACTTCCGCTAATCCATCAACATCTACAAATACTCCATCAGGAACCATCTTAGATAATACTTGTTGTAGTTTTAAATGTGTTAATTGGATCATATCAGCAAATGTAGTAATTCTACTTACTAATGATTCAATTCTACCGCGGTACATTCTAGGAGCGGTAATAGCGTAATTCATTTCTACCTTAGTTGTATCAGCAGCCGGCCTAGTCATGTTTTCAGCTAATCTCCAATCAAGCATTTTATTATGGCCTAATATCTTTGCTCCGCTGTATAATACTTCAATACTTCTTGACACTACATCAAAATTATCGCTTGGTGGTGGCGCAAAAAAGTCTGTTTTTATTAAAGCTTTTTCTAATCCTTGATCTGTTTGTTTAATTTTAAATACTTGGTTAGAATACGTTTTATATTCGAAATATAATACTTGAACAATGTTTCCGTCCTGATAGCCTCCATTATAATTTCGTACATAACTTGTATTCCCTTGATACTTTTCTATTTCCTTCATATCCTCGTATGTTAACTCAGGATATTGCATTTTTAACTCTTCTAAGCTTACAGATTTTACTTCTCCAACATAATATATATCTTCAAAATTCGGATCCTCTGTGTAAGAATAAACTAGATTAGCAGGATCAACATAGTCAATAACTATATCACTTGCTTTGTTCCAACTTGTTTTTGCAGCGGCAATGCCTATTACTGTTAAGTCGTAATTTAATCTTTTGTTTATTAAATCGTATTTATTATTCTTTAAGAAGTTATTGATTACTTCTTCCTCTGCAATTTCAACAGCTTGCTTATAATTTAGTTGTAAGTGTAATTCTAATTCATCTTGATCTGTAGGTAAGCTATTTGGATCCGGTGTATTATATAAATTTATACCAAGCTCGCTATTCATTTTATCTAAAAACTTCTTAGCCATCATGTCCCTAAGCAAACTTTGCGTATACTTAGTTTTCTTTTGTACTGAAAATGGGTCTTGAGCAACAGCTTTTAATTCATAACTTTTACTAGATATACCATTAACAACAATATCAACAAATTTAGATATAACCGGTATTGGCTTCCAATCTAAGTTCAAATAAGACAAATCTCCATTAATAGATAATTCATCTTTGTATTTTTGCACTGGTTGTTCACCTCTTGCATATAATCTTAAATTATGATATTTTTGCCAAGTAGTTCCCCATCTTCCGCCTGGCATTCCGCCTCCGCTTAATCCGCCAATACTACCTGCTCCACCATTACTATTGAACCATTCGTACTCAATTGCTTGAGCTACCTGTCTACCATACTCTAAACTTTGTTTTTCTTCATCCGGTACAACCTGACTTGGAAAAGTACTATTACTATTAGTATAAACCATTTATTGTATTATTTGTGAATTTTCTCCACTATTATTATATCTCTTAAATCCTAATTCAAATTTAGGTTTTTCATAAGGAGTTGAAGGCGTATACATATGCTTATTACATGCCATTATAGCCAATCCAGAACTTATGGAAGCATCATGCTTCGTCCTATTATTTATATTAAATCTTGCCCAGTCTTCTAATGTTTTTTGGAAGTACATGTTACCATATGATCCATTTGTAAAACCAATATTATTTTCAATATAAGTTTCTATAGCAGATGCGTGAGCTTGCATTATATCTTGTGATGAGTTTGGTATTCCGCCAATTTCTTTTTCTGCTGGTGATAATTTATTCCAAACTTTATCAGGCCTATTGATTGAATAGCCTCTATATCCTCTTCTTTTTAAATAATAAAGTAATCTTGGTTTATTATTTTCTGCAAGTATTGGCATTCCGTAAAAAACTAAAGCCATTAATACTTCTTCAAAAAATATCTCCGCCGTTTGAGGTCTTGCAACATATTCTAAAAAGAATTGATTTGGCGGCACGTCTTCCATTGAAAACTTAGTTAAACCGTGAAGTGCACCATTTGATCCTCTGCTTGCATCCACTGTTCCTGATATATCATAACTATCACAGCCAAATGCGCCGCAGTGTTCATTACCTGGGTACTTTAGTCCATTCTTTATTATTACACGATTTTGAAGATGTTTAGGTGGTACCCAAGAAATTAAAAATCTACCATCTTTATTTGGATAAAAATCTACAGTAGTATCTTGTATACCGTTAGCCCATTGGAAGCTACCTCTTGTTAATACATTTGAGTTTCTTAGATCATCGTTATAATCTATTTGCTCGTATATTCTAGTAAGATTAAATAATGATTGTTTTGCTTCATCTCTAAAAGCGTGTTGTTCTGTTCTTGGAAATTGACGGTAGTATTCATTTAATCCGTCTTGATCGCTTTTTAAACCATCAACTTCGTTTTGCCAATGTTCAATAACTCCATACTCTATTTCGTTTCCGTCAACACCTTTGATTGGTTTTTTCGGAGTGTCGAAGACAGGTATGCCATAAGTATCAATGAATCCCTCGTACGACCATTCCATAGGTATGAACAAACTATATAATCCTGAGCTAGTCTGGCCATTGCGGTTTCTTTTTGTAACATCTGAATCGTAGTAAAGTTTCTTAAAATTATCTCCTCCTTTATCTAAAGCGTTTGAGGTTGAACCCATCATACACTTACCAATAATACGACTACCTAATCGTAAACATGTTTTTGTAACACGCCAGTTGTTTAATATATTATCAGGTCTTAGCCATTTACCACTTTCATCATGTACAAGAAGTTTTAATTTCTCCCCATCATAGGAGTTATCTCCTGTATTCTTCCAGTCAATTGTTGTGTCTAATCCGTCAAGTTCTTCTGGAGCGTCGCTATTATCTAATTTTCTTCTTGTAAATTTAGAAGCTGGCACTCTATATGCTAACTCTGTTTTAGGTCTATCCATACCATCTTGGATAGGTTTA